TAGCGCAGACGCAGTGATCGTCCCTTTGGAGACCAGTCAGCCCACTGGGTAATTTCATATCTCGCTTGCGAGACAGGAATTGCACCTTCAGTGTTGCTGGCAGAAGAACCACGAATGCTGTTCACAATGTTGGCGTACCTTCGATGGAGAGCCATTCACCTAGGCAAGTAGTATCGGATCATGGCAGGTCTTAGTCGAGGTGGCACGTTTACAGGTTCGGAGGATTTATCCAAAGACCCTGTGATGATCAAGGGGATTGACAACTTCCTTCGTGATCTTGCCAAGACATATCCTGACTTCAACAAAGAAGCACGGAAGGCTGGTGAACGAGTTGCCGAACTTCTAGTTGTCGCAGCCAAGTTTGAAGCTGCATCTGTGCAACGCAACCGGCAAGCGATGGAAGTGATGAAGGGGATGCGAGCGCAGCGTGATCGAATACCGATCATCAAGTTGGATGAGAAGTCTGCGTTCCAATCCAAGTCCCGAAAGTTCACTTCTTCCTACAGCATCAAGACTAGAAAAAGGGTAAAGCGCAAGGTGACCAGGGGCGATGTGTTCTTTGGTGCTGAGTTCGGTGGTGGCAAATACGGCTCATCGAATAGGACTTCGGCTGGGGCTAGGTCACGTGCCACAAGAATTGATTCACAGGGCAACCGAGTCGCTTCCGATGGGTTGCGTAAGGGTGGGGGCAGGACTACCCAGTTCCTTCCTCATCGTGGACAGAAGGGATACTTCTTCTGGCCTGCTGTGCGCAAGAACAAGGACAACATTGCCAGGGTGTATTTGGATGCGATTGATGAGGTTCTCAAAGGGCTTGAAGATAAGGCTTGACTTTGGCTGTGGTTTCGCTACCCTGTAGGTAGGGAGGCGTTCATGGTTGTCTATTTTGATTCGGTCAAGTCTGTTCAGCCGAAGCCGTTCGCCACGAATTGGGTTGACCTCAAGGAACGCTTGATGCACCATGAGGAGAATGCGCACAAGTCTGATGGTGCGTTGTGGTCACCTGTTGAGTACTACCCAGGTAGGACTCGCGGTAATACTGCGATCAGATTCATTGAAGCGTTGGTCGTTGACATGGATGGCGAATCATTCGCCAATGCCAACCTTGACGGCTACGAATATCTTGCCTACTCCACCTACTCGCATCGACTAGACGATCCTCACTATCACTTAGTTTTGCCGTTGGCTGAGCGTGTACCGGCAGGACTGTGGCGAGCAGTGTGGCAGGAGCTGCACGAACGAATCAACTTGCAGGGTGACCCTGCAACGAAAGATGCTGCGCGTATCTTCTACCTTCCGCAACACGCACCAGATCAACCGTTTGAGTTTCACGAACAATCAGGTGCATTCATTGACACCGACTTCCAATACGAACCTGCTCGCAACCCAACACCAAAGTCACCACGTCAGTCTGCTCAGCCTCGACGCAAGCGCACCATCGGTGTTGAGATGAATGATGCGTGGTGGGATGCAGGCAAAGTGATCACGACGTATGACGGTCTTGAAGGCAAAGCATTGTGGTCTGCTGTGTTGGCTGACTTCCGTGCCTTGCGCTCAGCCTGTGAGGATGTCATCTAGAATTAGCGCATGGCTGGCGCACGTACCTTCGTAGTTCGATTCCTCGCTGACGCTGATCAATACAAGAAGGGCATCAAGCAAGTCAACGATGGCATGGGTGGGTTGAAGACCCAGGTGTCAAGTCTGATGCCGTCATTCAAAACAATGGCGATTGCCGGTGCAGCTGCGTTCGGTGCTGTGAGTGCGTTCGCATTCAAGGCTGTGCAGGCTGCTGCTGAAGATGAGAAGTCGCAAGCGTTGTTGGCTGCGCAGTTGAAACGAACCTTCGGTGAGCAGCAAAACTTGACTGATTCTGTTGAGCGTTATATCTCGGTGACACAACTTCGTACAGGAACTAGTGACACAGAGTTGCGTGACTCGCTGGGGACATTGGTTCGTTCAACGGGTAATTTGACGACATCTCAAAACCTGTTGAATGTTGCGCAGGATGTCTCCGCTGCTACAGGTAAAGACCTTCAATCAGTTTCCTTGGCTCTTGCCAAGGCCAGCCTTGGTCAATTCACAGCGTTGGGGAAACTTGGTATTCCGTTAGATGAAAGCACAAAGAAGTCGAAGGACTTTGGGAAAGTTTTGGAAACTCTGGAAGGTCAGTTTGGTGGTGCTGCGGATGCTGCTGCTAACACATTCGGTGGCAAATTGAAAATCATTCAAGGACAGTTCGGTGAGATTGTTGAAACTATTGGTGCAGCTTTACTTCCATACTTGGATAAGTTTGCCACGTTCTTAGTTAATGAAGTTGCTCCAGCTGTTCAACGAGTCACAAGTGTGATCGGTGAGAAGGGTTTGATTGCAGGGTTCCAACAGTTGATCTTTGAATCTGGTGGTGCTGGTGCTGCTGTTGTTGGTGTCCTTAGAAACATTGCAATAGCAGGTGCTGAAGCAGCAAACATTTTGTACAAACTTGCGTACTTTGCAAAAGCTGCTATTGAACCAAGCATTCTTGAGAAAGCTAAAAGCATCACCAAAGGCTTGACTGGACAAGCGGTTGACGTTGACAAACTTAGAGAAGCATTTGACAAAATTGCCTTACCAGTCAATCATTTCAAAACTGAGTTGATGACTGCCGATCAAGCTGAGCGCATGTTCAACAAGACAGGCAAGATCACAGCAGATACTTTGGATGACAAACCAAACGGTGTGGCTAAGGCTGTGAAGACCGCTACTGAGAAACTCAAGATTTATACGGATGCGTTGAAGTCGAGCAACTCTGCACAGAAGTCGTTCACTGCTGCGCAGAAGGCTTCGGTGCAGGCTGGGCAGTCGTTAACTCAGGCGAACCAAGGTGTGGCTGATGCGCAGGCTGCGTTGGATCAGGCGGTGGCTGGGTTCGGTGCTGATTCGCCACAGGCTAGGAAGGCTGCGAAAGATTTGGAGCAGGCTCAGCGTGGCTTGGAACGTGCTGGGTACAACGTGGAGGGTTCGTTGTTTGCGATCAAGGATGCTGAGGAGGCGTTGAAGAAAGTTCGTGCTGATCCTGAGTCAACACCTCAGGCGATTCGTGAGGCTGAGATTGCGTTGGCTGAGGCGAAGTTGTCGAGTGCTGATGCTATTGATCAGCAGACTGAGGCAACTAATAGTTTGACGACTGCTACTGGTTTGTTGAATGAGGCTGTGTTCGGTGCGTCGATTGGTTCGGACATCTACACCCAGTTGTCGGATGCGTTGACTGATGCGAAGAACAAGCAGGCTGATGCGACTGAAGCTGTGGCTGATGCGATTGAGCGTGAGACTGAGGCGTTGAAGAATTATGCGGATGCGATTGAGGCTGCTGGAAAGATTGCGTTGTTGTATCCAAAGGTTGTGGCCGCGAATCCGATGGCTGGTGTGGCTGGTTCTATTCCTGCAACGGTGACTGGTAACTCGACTGGGTTCAAAGCGAATCCTGCTGGTGGTGGTTTGGTTGTGAATGTGAATGCTGGGATGATTAGTGATGAAGCAACACTCATCTCCGATTTGAACGATATGTTTGCAGACTTCACTCGGTTGAACGGTAATCAATTCTTCGGGGGATTTGTTGGGACGCGCTAATGGCTAAGGCTGCGAAGTGGGGTTCGACGTACAAGGTGTTGTTGGATGTTGGCTTCTTGGCTGATGCGTTCACATTGGATTCAAGTCTGTTGGATGGCACTGATGTGTTGGATGGGTCAACCGACTTTGTGGATGTCACTGAGTATGTGACGAACATCAATATCAATCGTGGCCGTGCGACACAACTTGATCCGTTCCCGTCATCAAGCTGCTCCATCGTTGCTGATGATCGTGCAGCTGACCGATACTTCGATCCGCTCAATACAGCGTCTCAGTGGTATTCGGGCGGCACTGTTGGTATCGCACCACGTCGCAAGTTCGAGGTGTATGGCGGTACAGCCGGTACGACTTCAATGTTCTCAGGTTTTGTGTACGACTTGAATATTGATTATGCCGAACCGAACCTGTCAACAGCAACCATCGTTGCCACCGACGCACTCGGTCAACTTGGTCAAACGGTGCTGACGGCATTCAACCCTTCATCACAACTCACCTCTGCGCGTGTGTCTGCGATCTTGGATCGACCAGAAGTATCGTTCTCGACTGCGTTGCGAAACATTGAGACTGGAATTGCGACGTGTGGGACGGTTGCATATGACGATGCGACGAATGTGTTGCAGGCGTTGCAGGATGTGGCGACGGCTGAGGGTGGGCGTTTGTTTGTTAATCGTTCGGGGTTGGTTGAGTTTGATGCTCGGATTGCGACTTCGTTTGGGACGGCTGTGGCTTCGTTTGGTGGTACGGCTGGTGTTCCGATTCAGTCTTTGTCGAATGTGTATGGGGCTGAGACGGTCATCAATAGGGTGGCTGTGCAGATTGAGGGTGGTACGGCTTCGAGCATTGCTTCTGGTACAGCGTCACAGGCTGAGTATGGGATCAAGGCGTTGTCGTTGACTGGGGTTCCGTTGGCCACTGATGCTGCTGGGTCTGCGTTGGCGTTGTCGTTGTTGACACGGTTTCAGGAACCTGTGGTGAGGTTCTCGGAGATGGATGTGTTGTTGAATGCGTTGACTTCCGCACAACAAGCACAGATGGCAGGGTTGGAGATTGGTGACATCCTGTCGGTGACAAAGACTTTCGCTACTGGTACACCGGCAACGGTCACACAGAATGTGGTTGTCGAATCCATACGGCACAGCATCAACCCGACACGGCACACTGTCACTGTCGGGTTGGGTCAAGTCCAACTGATCTTGCCGTTCGTGTTGGACACGTCACCGTTGGATTCAACCCTTTACGGTTTGACCTAGAATGGGAACACTATGGCAGGCTTAGGAAGAAAAACATTCTCACCAGGAGATGTGCTGACATCAAGTGATGTCCAAGGATATTTGATGGATCAGATGGTCATGGTGTTCTCAGGTACAGCAACACGTGACTCAGCCATCCCCAGCCCATCAGCAGGAATGGTTTCATATTCAACTGCTTACGGAGTAATCGTGTACAACGGCACCTCTTGGGTGTCGGTATAGAATAGGGGCATCATGGCTGGATCAGGACGCAAGACTTTCTCACCTGGAGACGTACTCACATCGAGTGATGTCCAAGGATATTTGATGGATCAAGCCGTAATGGTGTTCTCTGGTACAGCAACACGTGACTCAGCCATCCCAAGCCCATCAGCTGGCATGGTTGCATATTCAACAGCAACACAGTTACAGGTATATAACGGCACAGCATGGGTTGATGCGTCAACCGGATACGGTGTCGCAACTGGTGGTGCAAGTTCAACGGCGATAAGTGTTGGTGGTACTGCGTACACGTTATTGACTTTTACTTCGACGGCTACCTTGACGGTGACTAAGGCTGGTCAGTTTGATGTTTGGTGTTCAGGTGGTGGTGGTGGTGGTGGTGCTGGCAATAGTTTTGCTGCAGGTATTGGTGGCGGTGGCGGTGGCGGTGGTGGTTTTGTGCAAAGCACAATCTTCTTAGGTGTTAGCACACCAACTTTGACGGTTGGTGGTGGTGGCGCAGGTGGTACCACTAGTGGTCAATTTGGAGCAAGTGGTGGCTTGAGTAGTATCGGTTCAATTTTGGTTTGTCCAGGTGGTGGTGGTGCAGGTAGTCCAGGTATTGCTGGTTCATGTGGTGGTGGTGGTGCTAGAGGTAATTCTGTGACTGGTGGTTTCACAGTAACGAGTTCTGCCTTTGGTGGTTTTGCTGGCGGTGATGGGCTTTTCGGTGCTGCTGGTACTGATGCTGGCGGTGGCGGTGGAGGTGCTACGGCTGTAGGTCAAATTGCGACAGCCTCTACTGGGGGTAATGGAGGTGCAGGCGTTGAAGTGAATACTTTCATTGGTGGTTCTTCAAGTAATCGTGGTGGCGGTGGCGGTGGCGGTGCAGCGACTACAGGTGGCACAGCGTCAGGTGGTGGTGGTGCTGGTCGTGGTGGTTTGGGCGGTTCTGGTGGTACTGGAACAGCAAACTTTTTTGCAGGCGGTGGCGGTGGCGGTAGTTCAAACCCCACACAATCAACTGGTGGCAACGGCGGTGCAGGTGTGATCTTTGTGAGATTTAGGAGTTAACTTATGGCACATTTCGCACTTATCAACAACGGCATTGTGTCGAATGTAATTGTGGTTTCCAATTCTGATTGTGGCAACGGAGAGTTTCCTGCAAGTGAACCAGTGGGTCAAGCATTTATTGCTTCACTTGGTCTTGAAGGTGAATGGTTGCAAACAAGTTACAACAGCAACTTCAGAGGTTGCTATGCAGGCATCGGATACACATGGGATGGCACAGTTTTTGTTGCGCCACCAGTCGTACCTATCGAGGAATAAGTGCGTGGGTCACGTTGGCTGATTGTTGCGCCAGCGTTAGTTGCAATAGTTTGGTCGTTTGTTTCTCCTGTCGCAGCTGAACCTGTTCAGGGTTTGAATGCCACGTACTACACGATTGATGAGATACCACCAGTCCAATCAACAACTGAGTATGAGTTGTGTGGTTCTGAGTTGGAGAACAACATCAATCGAAGCTATGACGGTGAGCCGTATCTAGATTGCACGAACGATCTGTTCATGGTTCACATGACTGGGTTCATCACGATCCCTGTGCATGAGACGATTGAGTTTTGGTTGGCTTCTGATGATGGTGGCA